AACAATTAAATTCTTTTTTTAAAGATTGTTTGGATAAAAAAAAGTTACACAGAGTCAAAGATGTTAATTATAATAAAGATACTGGGGAAATTAAAGATGTGCCTGCGTTACATTTCAATAAACCAACTAACCATTTTACATTAAAAAATGTCGATAAGAGGGTTTCTACCTTGAGAGGACTTGCTCCTAAGAAAAAACAAGGAACTGCTAAAAATATTAAAGAAAATGATTCTGATTGTGAAGAAACTTAATTTTAATTAATTAAATATATTTAATTAAAATTGAATTAATAATAGATATAAAAACAATCCTATATTTTATATACTATAATGGATAAATCAATAAATATTGAAATGAATAAATTGATAGAAATGAATGAATTAATATATACGAATGAATTAATAGATATAACAGACCTAATTGTCCCAGAGGAAGACCCAAAATTCTTTAACGACGAAGAAGCATTAGAAATATACCAAACGTGTATTTATCTAATGGATGAATTTATGAAGGATAATCCAAAACTAATTTCGGAACCAGATTTTAATGAAACATTTGATGAAAATATTCAAGAGTTAATGCATTGCCATTTTGATTGTGATATATTTTATACTGAAGATGCTGAAGAGGAAATGGAAGAAATTATTGAACATGCAAAAACATATGTATTCAAAGAACAAATACCACCTAGATCTTATCCAGATACTATTATTTTGGAGGAACCGGAATACGAATTTATTAAAAAACAAATAAATATTTTAAGAAATAAACCTCAGCCAGTTCAAAGAACAAAAGAGTGGTATGAGTTTCGCCATAATTTAATAACAGCTTCAAACGCATATAAAGCATTTGAAAATTTAGCAACTCAAAATCAACTAATATATGAAAAATGCCAACCATTAAATCAGAGTTTGTATATTGATGGGGATGACGATATTACAGGGGAAGATATTACAGATGTGTCTATTAAAGAAGTTACTATTAAAGACGTGTCTATTAAAGATGTTGTTATGGTAAATACAAACGGGACTCTTCACTGGGGACAAAAATACGAACCATTATCCGTTAAATTTTATGAATACACATATGGTACAAAAATAGAAGATTTTGGTTGTATACAACACGAAACATATATGTTTCTAGGGGCATCACCGGATGGTATCAATGTTGATCTAGAGTCTAAACGATATGGGCGTATGTTGGAAATTAAAAATATTGTTAATCGCGAAATTGATGGAATTCCAAAGAAAGAGTATTGGATTCAAATGCAGCTTCAAATGGAAGTTTGTGGTCTTGACGAATGCGACTTTTTAGAAACCAAATTTACAGAATATCCTGATTATAGTTCATATATGTTTGATACATTGGCTGAATATTTTGAAGACGAAAATGGGCTAGAAATATTAAATCCGTGTTTGTCAAAGGATAATAAAATGAAGGGTCAAATTATTTACTTTCATACAAAAGAGGGAAAACCATTTTACCTATACAAACCATTAGACCTTATTCATCCAGAAGATATTGTTGAGTGGCGAGAAAGAAACGTTGATTATTATCAATTTAATCCGGAATTTAAATATACATATATGAAGACTATATTTTGGAAACTAGAATATGTTAGCTGTGTTTTGGTTTGTAGAAATAGACAATGGTTTAAAGATAACGTACACGATCTAGAAAAACTTTGGTCAATAGTTGAAAAGGAAAGAGTAAGTGGTTATGAACACAGAGCTCCTAATCGCAGACAAAAAAAAGACAATATAATTGATATCAATGTTAAACCCAACGATAATAAATGTTTGCTACAATTCAATAAGGTAACTGGAAAAATAACTGTTATTAAACAAGATGATGAATTAAAAGATATTACAATAATAGATATCGATATAAAAGATATTGTAACCAATTAAGTATAACAAATTTAATATAAAATATTTTCATTGGTAGGAATAGAATAATATAATTGGTTTGGCTCGGTTCTAAAATATCCGACTCTTGCGCCCTCGCTCTCTTCTGCCGGAGGTAACGTGTTAATTTCATTTGATTTATTTTTTATACTATGATACAATGCTCCGCAAAATTCTGGCCTAGAACACGTTCCGTCATCCGGATTATTTCTGTAACGCAAGTTGTTAGTTATCTGTTTAAATGATGGTTCTGTAAATATAGGATAATGCCACCACATGGTGCTAGCACTAGCATTGGACACTTCGTTTTTTTTAATAAGAGGATAATCATTTAATATAGCTTGATCTACCGATAACGGATATTTACCTTCTGTATTAATTCCTTCTATATTAATTCCTTCTACCTTAAACCCTTCTACCTTAAACCCTTCTATTAAAGGACCTAAATATAGGGCCGCAGTTATTATTATTATTAAAAATATAAAACTGTTTAAAAAAGTTTTTGACATAATATAATATACCGCGATATAATTTGTTTTGAAATAATTAAACATAAAAACTAACTTAAATAATATATTTACATATATATATATATATATGTCTTCCAATACTTCTTATGGAACTTATGCGCTCAACGATAACACAGGGATACAAAATGCTGGATTTGGCGAGTCTACTTTACAAATCGGATCAGGAAAATGGAATACTGGAATAGGTGCTTTTGCTTTAGCAAAGACGACTACTGGCACAAGTGATACTGCTTTAGGAACAAGTGCCTTAGTAACTAATACAACAGGGTCATATAATACTGCTTTAGGATCCGGGTCTATGTGTAATAATACAAATGGTTCATTTAATACCGCAGTAGGTTCTAATTCTTTAGAATATAATACAAGTGGCGAACATAATACAGCAATTGGTGTTCAATCATTATATACGAATACAACTGGGGATGATAATACCGCGGTTGGTTTCGGTGCTTTATTAAATAATTTAGCAGGCGAACTCACTGCTGTTGGTTCCGGTGCTTTAACCGCAAATACAACTGGTATTCAGAATACTGCTGTCGGATATAACGCGTTAACTGCAAATACAACTGGTGCTAGTAATACAGCTATAGGTGTTAGTTCAGGGATTACTACAACATCTGGGGAAAATAATACTTATCTTGGTTATTTGGCGGACCAAACTACAGGGACTTATAATAATTCTACTGCGGTTGGATATAATTCAAAAATCACAGCTTCTAATCAAATTCAAATGGGAACAAATACCGAAACTGTTGTTATTCCTGGTTCTATAGTGTCAAATAGTGCGACATCAAACGCAGTTAATTTTGGTTTAGGGGCAGGAAAAACTACTCCATCTGGAACTCAATCTAATTTTAGCGTTGCTGTAGGAAATTTAGCAGGTAATAATCAATCAACTAATTCTGTTGCTGTTGGATATAGTGCGGGACAAACTAATCAAGGCACAGGGGCAGTAGCGCTCGGGTATTCAGCAGGACAATCTAATCAAGGCACAGGGGCAGTAGCGCTCGGGTATTCAGCAGGACAATCTAATCAAGGTGCGAACGCGATCGCTATTGGTAGCAATGCTGTTCTTGATTCTCAAACGGCAGGGTCTATTTGTTTAAACGCATCGGGTGTAGCCTTTGATATTAGTCAAGCGGGTTGTTTTATAGACCCGATTAGAAATGCTACTCAAACACCCGACTTCGCAATAGGATATGATATATTAACTAGAGAAATGACCTACTATACTCCTTCAACTTCAACTACAGCAACAAATTTAGCGGGTGGAGTAGGAGGTCAAATACCTTATCAATCGGAAGTAAATACAACATTATTCATTGCTAACGGCACAGAGGGACAAGTTTTAACAAGTGCGGGAACTGCTGTTCCAGCTTGGAGTACACCACCTGCTACAACTCTTGCTAATGTTTTATTAGCAGGAAATTCAGCAGGAGCAACAGATATTAATATGAACTCAAAGTCAATCACAGGAGCATTATCTGTTTCATCTACAACATTTACTGGTGCTTTAACTGGAAATGCTTCAACGGCAACTCAATCAAGTAATATAGCGGGTGGAGCAGGAGGACAAATACCTTATCAATCGGCATTAAATACAACAGCATTACTTGCTAACGGAACACCAGGACAAGTTTTAACAAGTGCTGGTGGAACTTCTGCCCCTACCTGGGGGTCAGCCCCTGCTGCCTCTCTTTCTGCTGTAATGGCTGTAGGAGCATCAGCATCAACCGCTTTAAATATGAATAACTTCGCAATTACAAATGCTGGAGCAATTGGGTCAGGGGCAATAACTACAACAGCGGATAGCACTATTAATACAATGACTGTTGGATTAGGTGGTGGAGCTATTACAACAAATGTAGTCGTTGGAGCTGGGAATTTACTAAATAATGTAGCTGGTGGAGTAAGTAATACAGCATTAGGTTTTCAAGCATCACGATTTAATACAACTGGAAATCAAAATGTATCAGTTGGTAGAAATTCTCTTGGCGGAACAGGTCTTACAATAGCAAGTAATAACACAGGTTGTGGATTCAAAGCGTTATATGGAGATCCTATTACGGGAGGAGCAAATACATCACTTGGGGCTTTTTCAGGAAACAATAACACATCTGGAGCAGAGAATACTTATCTTGGTATGTTTGCGGACCAAACCGCATTAACAGGGACTTATAATAATTCTACTGCGGTTGGATATAATTCAAAAATTACAGCTTCTAATCAAATCCAAATGGGAACAAATACCGAAACTGTTGTTATTCCTGGTTCTATAGTGTCAAATAGTGCGACATCAAACGCAGTTAATTTTGGTTTAGGAGCAGGAAAAACTACTCCATCTGGAACTCAATCTAATTTTAGCGTTGCTGTAGGAAATTTAGCAGGTAATAATCAATCAACTAATTCTGTTGCTGTTGGATATAGTGCGGGACAAACTAATCAAGGCATAGGGGCAGTAGCGCTCGGGTATTCAGCAGGACAATCTAATCAAGGTGTGAACGCGATCGCTATTGGTAGAAATGCTGTTGTTGATTCTCAAACGGCGGGGTCAATATGTTTAAACGCATCGGGTGTAGCTCTCGCTGCTGATCAAATCGGTTGTTTTATTAAACCTATTCGGGGAGTTGGGGCAGGGTATGGATATGGAGTAGTTTTTTACAGCCCAACAACTTACGAATTACAATACTCTACAAATTAAATCCAGTTAATTTTATATGGAATATGCGCGATGGATGGAAAGTTGATATACCAGAACAAGGGTTTATCGCACAACAATTACGACAAGCGCAAAACGATACAAATTTTATTATATTAAAACAAGAAATATCTTATTTAAAATCGGTTTAAATATACTTTTTTTACTACGTTATAAAAAAGTATATTTATAATTTAATACATATATAAGGTATGTTATACATTACAGCACACCATTTACTAAACCCGCTTCCGTGTTCATATACTGAAAAACTATAAATATGATTTGAATAAGACATTATATAAAAATCAATTAAAGTATTTATCAACGAATCATCCATAGCAATAGTTGATTCTCCAATATGGGATATTTCACTAAATATAGTTTTTATATTAGGTGTTTGTTGTATAATATATTTTTTAAAAACATTATTACTACACAGTAAAAAAATGTCGTCGGTCGTTGTTTTTTTAATTGCGTTAATAGTATTAATAATATTAATTGTTTGTTTATCTGTAAAATTAATATAATTACCATTAAAACTGTCATCATTTAATCTTATGTGTATTATTTTATATTTATATTTAATTAAATTTAGACTTGTTAACATATCATCAACCTTCATTTGTAATTCATAAACAGGTTCAAATAATTCACGTATTTTTATTTTATGTTGTTCTAAAATACGAGTTTCGTCTGGATGATTTACCAAATATAAATATTTATGTTTATCATATGTTTCAATTTGCTTAATAAATTTAAATAAATCATTATCTATGTTATAATAATAATAATCAATAATATTTTTTTTTGTAAAATATTTATAATTTTTCTTTTCAAAAAAAGAAATATTATTAGAAATAGACTCGGAAATATCTTCTTTATTTAAAAAATATTTTAAATATTTTTTTATCGGATGTTTATAAATATTAAAATCAATATTAATGCTATAATTATCTGAAAATTGCAATATATAAAAACAACATCTTATAAAATCACCGAATCCAGTAACAGATACATTATTTTTATATGTATATTGATAAATAATATGAATAGTTGGTATATTAATTATTGGATTATTATATATTATTATATTTTCATTTTTTAATAAACTTTCTTTATACGTATTATTTTCTTTAACAACTTGTTGAAGTTGTTTTTCTGATTGCTCCAAATTCTGTTTATATTTATTTTTTTCTTTAACAACTTGTTGTAGTTGTTTTTCTGATTGTTCCATATACATATTTTTTTCTTTAACAATTTGTTGTAATTGTTTTTCTGATTGTTCCATATACATATTTTTTTCTTTAACAACTTGTTGTAATTGTTTTTCTGATTTCTCCAAATTTTCTTTAAATGTATTTTTTTCTTTAACAATTTGTTGTAATTGTTTTTCTGATTGTTCCATATACATATTTTTTTCTTTAACAACTTGTTGTAATTGTTTTTGTGATTGTTCCATATACATATTTTTTTCTTTAACAACTTGTTGTAATTGTTTTTCTGATTTCTCCAAATTTTCTTTAAATGTATTTTTTTCTTTAACAATTTGTTGTAATTGTTTTTCTGATTGTTCC